TCTGACCAAGACCTATACGAACAAGAAATAGAAAATATATTCGCTAAAGTGTGGGTTCCAATGTGTCACATTAGCGAGATGTATAATGAAGGTAACTACAGAACAGCACAGATTGCTGGTCAAAATGTGATTGCAGTAAATACCAAAGATGGCGTTAAAGCGTATCGTAATTACGGTTTTAATTTTCCCTCTGGTACAGTGGCTTCACCAATTGTAACAGTTGAACCACAACTACACTGCGAAGTTAAGCATGGCGGTATGGTTTGGGTAACACTTGACCCTAATCCTACCCAGAGTGTAGAAGAATGGACAGGCGGTGCTTTTGATTGCATTGCTGGTGCTATTGATGCTGAAGAACTAGAAGTGTTCCACTATCACAAAGCAGTGATTGATACGAACTACAAGCTGTGGCACGACACAAACTCTGAGTTTTATCACGACTTCATGCACTATCATAACCGTGTAACCGGATTCAACGATGCGTACTTCGCACGTAAGAACATACCGTTCGACAACGGACACGTAAACGTCAGTAGCTTTACTGTGCAATACGAAGAGTATGAGGGCTTTGAAGACAGGGGTGAACTGTCATTTCCTAGCTTGCCACCAAACCAGTGGTACATGGTTGACTTGTTCCCCGGCTTTAACTTTAACTTGCGTGGCAGTGCGTACCGTAGCGACAGCGTAACACCACTTGGACCTAACAAGGTACTGATTGAATTTCGTGGATATGGCCTAATGAGTGACAGCCCAGAAGACCGTGCTACACGTATTGAACATCACAATTCTATCTGGGGACCGTTTGGTCGCAACCTACACGAAGACCTGATTGGTGTTGCCGGACAAGGCACAACCATGCGTACAGGCACAGAACCACGTAACATCCTGCACGGACGACACGAAGGCGGCACAATCCACGATGAGGTGGGTATGCGTCACTACTACGCTGAGTGGTCTAAGTGGATGGGCGTATCTGCACAGAACCCTGTAGAAGAACTAGCGGAAGAAGCTGCATAAATGGACCCTATTAGCGCAATGGCTACTGCATCGGCTGCTTTCGGTGCTATCAAAAAAGGGATGCAGGTAGGTCGTGACATTGAGTCTATGGCTAGTGACTTGTCTCGCTGGATGGGTGCGCTAAGTGATATTGACCAAGCACAAAAGGAAGCTAAGAACCCACCTATCTTTAAGAAATTATTTAACGGCACAAGTATTGAAGAAGAAGCTATCACTGCTTTTGCCAATAAAGAAAAGGCAGCAGCACAGCGATACGAACTGCAGCAGTGGATTAGTTTGACTATGGGTAGGTCTAAATGGGATGACCTAGTTCGTATGGAAGGTCAGATACGCAAGCAAAGACAAGAGACACTGTACAAACAACGTGAACGCCGCCAGAAGTTTGTAGAGATTGTAGCGTGGATTATTATGCTTGGGTTAGCCTCTATGCTCCTTTACACATTTGTTATGTTTCTTGTATCCAAACAGGCTAAAGCAAATGAAGTAAAGTGGACTACATGCAGACTTGTTAACTACGAAAGAATTAAAATAAAAGAAAACCCATACACAGAATATATTTGCACATACAGGGGTGCAAACAACACCATAGAATCTATGACAATTAACGAGTTCTGTCCTCGTGAATATCAGTGCGTGTACAACCCCCGCGAAAAAGATGAGCCTACACTAAAAGAAACACTTGACAGTATTCGCAAAGAATTACAATAAACCTTGACTATTAATTGTTTATGTACTATAATGGTGTAAGAGGTACCTTATGAAACAATTAGCTATTGACGCACTCACCTACAGATACAAGGCCCAACAACGTGATGCACAGTTTGTATTTATCAATTATATTACCAATCCAGTTGCTATTGGAGAACACCCGCAGTTGCTTGACGAAATGGATGATGCGCTTGAAAAGTGGGCTTCAGCAAGGGATAAACTTGAAGCCCTTGAAACGCTTCTTGATTAGGTATTTAGGATTAGGTTTGTTGTACTGCGGCAAGCCTTTTAGTCGTATAGGCGACTGGTTCTGGAAGTTGCATCGTACTGTTTTAGATTGGAATGACCACAATGGCTAGTACGTATTTGACATTGACGAACAACGTTCTTCGGGACTTCAACGAAGTGGAGCTTACCAGTTCTAACTTTGGTTCTTCGCGTGGTGTACAGACTGTTGTAAAAGATTACATTAATCGTTCAATCACAGACATTCTTAACTCCGAAATGAATTGGCCTTTTACTCGTGCGGAAGGTTCAGTAGATGTGATTGCGGGTAAGCAACTGTACAGTCACGCAAGTATAGCTTCTACTTTAAAATACGTAGACTATGACAACATGTTCTTGAAGCCAAAAAACTACATTACTAATGGTAACTTTGAGATTGCAGGAACAGCAAGTATAACTAACTGGACTACTGTATCGGGTAGCCCTGCCGCAAGTTCTAAGTTTGGTAACACTCTGTTGCTTACCAGTGCAGAAGCATCCCAAGAAGTAAGCGACCTTATTGTGGGTCGTTCGTACGTTATCATTACACAGACCAGTGGTGCTACCCTGACCTTAGAAGTAGGGACAAGTTCTGGTGGTTCACAAACTAAGTCGTCTACTCTTACCATATCTAGCGGCAACGAAGTGCTTCTTAGCGAAACTACGTTTACAGCTACAGCCACCACACACTACGTAAGCTTTACCGAAGCTGCTGGTAGTGCGGCGTTTGTTAAATTGGTTGAACTTAGCGAAGATGTAGCATCTATACCTCTCAAGTATCTGTCGTATGAAGAGTACAACGAGTCGTTTCGTGAACGAGATTCCCGACCCGACACCGACAAGTTTGCTGACCCAGAATACGTCTACACCACGTACAACAATGAAATTGGTTTAACACCTATTCCCGATACAAGCAACAGGACTTTAGAGTTTGATTACTACGTATCCCACACTGATTTATCTGGTGCAACAGACACATCAATCATACCCACACGTTTTGAGCCAGTAATTAATTCACGTGCAAAGTATTACACTCACATATTTAGGTCTGACGTGCAGTCTGGACAGTTTTCTTTAAAAGAGTACGACGATGGAATTAAGCGTATGCGTGTCGAATTATTGAACCGCAAGAATTACATGAGGGCTGTGTAATTGGCTGACCTTTCTCAAGCACAACCAGTAGCATTTAACTGTGAGGGCGGTCTAATAAAGAACCGTTCTACCTTTATGATGCAGCCGGGCGAAGCACTTGAGTTAGAAAACTTTGAGCCAGACGTAGAGGGGGGTTACAAACGTATCAAAGGCTTTTCTAAGTACGTGACTGCTGCTGTAACGCACACATCCAGCACATCTGAAACAATTCTTATGGTAGCATCGTTTGCTGACAAGGTTGTTGCAGCACGAGGCACTAGCATATTTCAAGCCACTCCGGGCGGGTCTAGCTGGACAAGCATCGACAGCGGCAGAACCAACGCAAAGAAATACAACTTTGAACGCTTTAACTTTGACGGTAACGAAAAGCTAATTGTAGTTGACCAGACTAATGCTCCTACTGTATTTAACAGTTCGTTTTCTGCTACAGACGTAAGCGAAAGCAGTGTAGCAGGTTCTAAATTCGTAGCAGCATTTAAGAATCACATGTTCTACGCTGGCAATTCTACATCCCCACAAGAGGTGGTGTTTAGCCAGCCGTTTGACGAAGACGCATTTTCTAGTGGTAGTGGTGCAGGTAGCATTAAAGTCGATGACAACATTACGGGGCTAAAGGTCTTTCGTGATAACTTGTTTATCTTTTGCGAAAACAGAATATTTAAACTGGGCGGCAGTAGCCTTAGTGATTTTGCTGTTGCCCCTGTCACAAGAAACATCGGATGTCTAAATGGATTTACAATACAAGAATTTGCTGGTGACCTTATTTTTCTTGGCCCTGATGGGTTGCGGACAGTTGCAGGTACGGCAAGAATTGGTGACGTGGAGTTGGGTACTATAAGTTCCAACGTACAGTCTCTTTTTAATCAAAACATTGCAGACTCTGCTA